TAGTGACACAACAGGAGACACAGGAGCAAAAGTACAGATTGTCGATACTGGCACGCCTGTGCTTGCTTTAAGCCGAAATGACACTTCCATCACCTCAGGCAATACGATTGGTCAGATTCGTATCTTTAGCAATGACGATTCTGGTTATCAAGAATGCGCAAGAATAGCCGCACAGGCAGACGGCACTTTTGCAAATAATGATAAACCAACCCGCCTAGTGTTCTCCACCACAGCGGACGGCGCAAGCAGCCCGACCGAGCGGATGAGGATTACGAGTGGTGGCGATGTTTGTATCAATCGCACAGCCCCAGTTGAAAGCGAGAAACTTTCTGTTCAGAACGGCTCTAATGTTGCCTTCTTTAATTGCACAACTAATAGCAATGTTGCGCTTATGATGTTAAAGCACGCTTATGCCCAAGGCTCGCAAAGTGCAACGCAGATTCAATTTAGAAACGATGCTAACTCAAATGTAGGAAGTATTACAAGCACAGCCTCAGCAACTGCCTATAACACCTCTTCTGATTATCGATTAAAAGAAAACGTAGTCGATCTTGATGGCGCGATTGCTCGCGTAAAGCAGCTTTTGCCTAAGCGGTTCAACTTTATTGTTAATCCAGAAACAACCGTTGATGGTTTTCTAGCTCATGAGGCCGCAACCGTCGTTCCAGAAGCTGTCACTGGAACGCACAACGAAGTTGATAGTGACAACAATCCTGTTTATCAGGGTATTGATCAATCGAAACTCGTGCCGTTGTTGACTGCTGCACTGCAAGAAGCAATCGCCAAAATTGAGACACTAGAAACCAAAGTTGCAGCCCTTGAGGCTGGCTAAGTAAACTTCCTCTGACTTCACTCCACCATGGCTAACACCTACGTTTGGAAGATTGCTGACCTCAACAGAGACCTCAGCGACGGATTTGCTCACACGGCTCACTACACCGTGACCGCAATCAGCGATCAGGTTGACTCTGAAGGCAACGCCTATAACTCAGGTGCTTACGGCAGCATTGGCCTTGATCGTCCTGACACCTTGGCGGATTTTGACGATCTGACTGAGGCTGACATCGTGGCTGCTGTGCAGGCCAAGCTCGGTGGTGCTGAAAAGGTCACTGAGATACAGGATGCACTGGCTGCACGCATCGTTGAGCAGATCACGCCGACTCAGGCATCTGGCACACCTTCTGGCTGGTGATCTAATGCAACGACCTGACCCTTTGATGACCGCCAGCTATGGCGCGACCGATGTTGCTTGCCAAAAATCGCGAACGCTATGGCTTGAGGAGTTGTTCTTCCTTGATGGCCGCGACATGATCAGCCATCCTCAGCATGGTCTGTTTACTGGCTTGGCCGCCAAATATCAGAACCTGGAGTCAACTGACGGCTACTGATGGCCAAGTCCCTTAATGGCAACACTTTTGTTGTCGGTAAACCGAAACGGACCAAACAGGGAAATGGTCAACACTCACGCCCAAAAAAAGGCCGTAAGCCTTACCGTGGCCAAGGCAAAAGATAGTTTTTCTCATGCTCAAAACTCTTCTTGTGAGTGGTGCCGTCGCTATTGCGGGTGCTGCGCTGGGATCTCCTGCAATCGCAGGCCCGCTGTACTTCAACCCTGAAGCTAACGTCGGAGCCGGTGAAAACGGCGTGACCGGCGCGACTGTTGACCTGCACCTGGGTGCAAAGGGTGAAGGCTTCTTCGCTCAAATCGGCCCCATGATTTCAGTGCCGGACACTGGCGACACTGAGGTGGGCGTCAGCGGCAAGGCTGGCTACAGCTTCGGCGCTGGTTACAGCGAGCTGTCCTTCACCAGCATCGACTCTGACACCAGCTTCAACCTCAAAGTTGGCAAATCCTTTGACCTCTGAGGTATAACTCAGAAGTCTCCTCACACAGACAGCAGGGAGCCCCCGTACTTGTGCAGAGCGCGGGGGCTTTTTGTTGACTAAACAACTATGCAAAAGGTCTACAACCTGCTCGGCGTTCTTGGCTTTGTCATGTCTGGCACGATGGCCGTCATCGGCGTGATGGCTTACACACGCATCCCGTCAATGATGAAGCTGTATCTGAGCGAGATGAAGCTGGAGCTGACGCAAACGATCCTTGATCAAGTGCCCGTCCCTGAAGTTCCTCAGCTGCCTAAAGCCACGGGGCCTGCCATTCCTTTTAAGTAATCATCTTGGTGTTAACGGTTGGATCGTCGTCATGAGCTTCCGGCCCGAATCCTTCCGTTTTGATTTTCGCCATGTCCAGTTCTGGCGCGGGTGCCTCTTGTTTCTGCTCAAACGAAGCTAGCCATTCACGCAATCTGTCCCCAGTGGGAGTCCCCTTGGGCCACTTAACCCAGCGAAGGATCTGCTTTGTATCTGTAAACGGCCTGGCGCTGTTCCCAGCCATTACGGTGTAAACAATGGGCGGCCCCTCTCTCCTGCGGTTCCTCTCAATCCACAGCTGACCTGCTGTAAACCGCTCTGATTTCATGCCGGACATTCCTGATATTGAGATACCAACGATTGAGATACGGCCCATCCCTGAGCCGCATGTATTCCCACCGCCGGTCACACAGAACCTAGCGCCGCGTCCGATATATCAAAAGCCTGGATGTGCCAGGGTTCACAGAGACGCGCATCTGAATCCATCCCTGCTACGGGATGACCCGAACGGCGTGGGCATTTCTTGCCCTGAAGGTGAGATGCCTAGTTACGTTCCGCTGGATTGGAATCCGCGCAAACTGCAGATCATTGAGCCAACACCGGCACAGAACCAAGAACAAGAGAAGCCGCCAGCACAGCAAAAGGCTGACCCAAAGCCACCACCGCCAAAGGACAAGCAACCGCCAGAGGTGAAGTGTCCGCCAGCTGATGCCACAGAGGTGGGCACCTTGTCACCCAATGGCCGCAAGATCCTGGAGTCTTACGAGCTGGTGGATGGCGTCTGCAAAGAGGTCTACCGCAACGTTCCTATGACGGAGCAGCTGGTCAAGGCGATCCCGTCGCCTTACGAGGCGGCGCAGACCGCAGGCATCGCTGTTGTTGCAACCACCGCCGCACTGAGCACGCCGTTCTTGGTGCGGATTATCAAGCCCGTGGTGAAAAAGCTGCTGACCAAGGCAAAGGAGATTGTGACCCGTAAGAATGAGGCGCGGCCTTCTACTTTTTTGAGGAAGCAGGCGCAGCGGAAGGCGCGGAAATAGCGTGCGTGTGGGGCACCATCTCAACCGGGGGCACTGTGACAATCAGGTCGCTGCAGACAACGGACATTTGCCCCGTAAATTTCACTCCCGCTTTGGCGAGTTCCCCGCACTTAGCAGCGCGAAAAAGCTCGTGCTCAAGACGTTTGGTGGCTAACAACTGCTCTTGCAGCTTGATGTTTGTGTTGACAGCTCGTTTGCATTGATCCGCCAAGCCACGATCCAACGGCACAGAAAAGGTGGCCGTGATGCCGTAGTTCAGCGAGCGTCGGTCCTTCTCGAAACGTGGCAACTCTGAGTAGTACAAAATGCGGCCTGGATCATCGGGCTCGCCATTGTCATCGGCATCTGCTGTTGAATAAACAGGCGTCCGCGTTGTTGACTCAAACGGCAGGTCAAAGTTTCTGCTGCCGGTCACAAAAGGCGACACCGTAAGTGTTGGGCCTGGGCACTGGATCCCCTGCGACATCCGGTAAATCGGATGCGGTCCCGTCATCATCTGATAGGCATTATTAACCACTGACCCACTAGAAACACTCGAAGGGTTTGCCACTGTTGTGTTGGCGTAAGCAGGGCTGCCGAGCGCCGCGATTACTGCGAGAACACCGACGTACTCTCGCTTACGGTCTCTGTGGTGATACTTCTCTCCACGCGAGTCACTGCATCGAGGCCCGGTGCCATGAATGATTCGGTGATGCTCCAACTTGCGCCAGGGTTGACGACCTGCCATTGGGGTTTGGTTTCAAGGTTTGGGCTAGTCCAAGAAAAGTTGACTCCGCCAACGGTTTGATTGTTCGTGACGGTTGCTTCTGGAGAGATGGGCACATCACCCACAGTTTCGACGTTATGACCTGCCGCTGAGTAAGAATATCCGGTCCTGTAGTTATAACTGGTGATTGATTCTTGAATGACTGTTGTTGACTCAGTGCGTGAATTAAGTTGTCCCTGAGTGAACTGCGGAACGATTGGTGCCGCCATCGCCGAACTAGGCAGCAGCAAAAGCAGCAGCCAAGCCTTAGTCAATTTCAATCTCCATTTTGTTGCTGAGGATGGCACTGGTGCCCGCTGCCCCTCCGGTCACCGTCATGATGCCGCTTGAAAGAGCTGTTGCGGCCAGTGTCCCCTTGACTCCTCCGGAACCCGTTACGACTTCGCCGTAGGTCGGGAGGTCATCAACATTGCCGGTGGTGGTGGTCACTTCAGTGGCGGCGCTGATCGTGTCGCCGACCACTGCCGACTCAGTAAAGGAAAAAGCCGAACCGGCGGTTGTGACCGCGTAGTCAGTGTCGATCATGGCTGGCACGCCACTGGTCAGGCTGCCAAGGTTCAGACCGCCAATGGCTCCGCTTGTCGTGCTGCCTCCGCTGGTAACGCTCGGCGTGACGTTTGTGCCTGATGCGCTGTAGGTGCTGCCGATGCGTTTGGCTGAGCTGTACGCCTGATCGATGCTGATCTGGGCGCTCTGAGTCAGCCGGTGGGTGATGTCAGCATGGGCAGGGGCAGCCAACAAAGTGATCCCCAATACCAAAAGTGTGCGGGTCATTTGATGCCTGAGCGGGTATTGCTGTTATCTACGTTAACGCCGTTGTCGTCCTTCTTTTTCTTCCCTGTTCTATTCATTGTCAGGCCGTAGGTACTAGCGGTTGAGGCGAGTAGCGAGGCCGAGAAAGTCACGTCAATCGATCCTTTGAAGTAACCCAAATAGTTTGCCGTAATGATGCCCATGGCCCAGAGCATGATCGTGATGCGTACAAAATCACCAAGCCAGCCATGGCCTTGGTCTTCCTGTTCTTGGCTTTGCGCTTCCTTGGTTTCTGCCATGATTGGGCAAGCGTTAGGGGCGGGTCATGGTTGAAGTCTGGGCCGCCGTTGCCGGGGCTAGTGTCACCGTAGCTGGGCTGGGCGTTTCAGGGCTTAACCGTCAAACGCGGCAGGGACAAGACTCGCTGATTCGTCTGACAACTGCTGTCGATAACCTGTCCAGCAGGCTGGACGTACTTCATGGCGACATCAAGAGCAAAGACGTTGAGATCTTTGGGAGATTGAATGAGCTTGAGCGTTCAGTGGCGCGACTGGAAGGGCATTCAGATAGGCACTAACGTATTAGTGCAGTTCAAGGCAAACTCATGCTGCTTTTGATCCGCC